CTTCTTCTTTTACTGCTGGTTTACGGCCTCTTTTAGGGGCTTCTTCTTCTTCTTCTTCTTTTTCTTCTTTTTCTTCTTTTTCTTTTTCTTCTTTTTCAGAGCTAGCAGCTTCAGCAGCGACTAATTTCTTCTTAAGCTCTTCGATTTCAATTTGTGGGTTGTAAACCACGGCATTTTTTAGAGCTGAATACTTTTCATAAGCTCTTGTGTATAATTCAGTCTCAGAAACCCAACGGACATCATCGCCGTCTATGACTCTATCTTCTCTAACTGGTCTAATGACAACAGTTGTTAAATCAGAGGGGATTTCAATATGGATAAAGAGTTTAACAACTTCATCTGAGCTAATAATACGGTCTTTATCATCACGTTTTACATTAACTTTACATACTCTGTCAAAGAAGGCTACTTTAAGAGCGCCATTTTTGCTAAGAACTAATTGTGAAGGTTTAACATCTAAAACTAAGTTAGTCATTGTTTCGTTTTTTTTGATTAATAATTAGAGGGGGTTTTTAGGCCCCCTCCTTTATACTTATCTACAATTAAGCAGACAAACCATCATCCATGTAAGGATATTGGATTTCTAGTTCAGCAAGACCAGTTGCAGGGGTGTCAATAGCAGATGCACCTTTCATGCATTTTACTCTGTCACCGGCAACAATAGCATCGTCAATTGAACCAGCGGTTGCAGTAGCGTAGCAGTTAGCGTTGTCAGCAAAAGAAGCCAATACTTTACCAACAGCTTTACCAAAGATTTGATACCAACCGAAGTTAGCAGCAACATTGATTGACATTGAAACAGCTACTGGGTCGATTGCGTTAGCAGCCAACAAAGCAGTTTGGTTATCATCTTGAGCGAAAGTCACAACACTACCGAGAACGGTAGAAGCAACACCTTTCAAGTAGATGAATTCGCCTTCACCGTAAGCGGTAGAGGCAACGTCAACAGCTCTAACTCTAGTGCCTAGTGGCAAAAGTGGAGTTGTAGATGTGTCAGCAATAGCTTGTGGAATTACCAAGCTATTTACAGGAACGAAAGAAGACATATTTAAATCCTTTAAATTAAATTAATTAAGCGTGCATAACACCGTGAACTCTAGCGTTATCAATGGTCATATTGCCAGTGAAAACGATTGGAGTTACATAAGCATTTTGATTTACTGGGCGCATAGTTTCGCCAACTTCAAGCAAATCTTTTCCTAAATATTTCAAGAAAACGTGATTTGTATTGATGAAGTAAGCATGTGAAGCAGGGCACTCAGGATCGTAAAACACGTCAGCGTTTTTGTACTTGTAGCTAGAGAAGCCTAAAGCGCCAATTGCTGGGTCAGTGATACGTTGAACTGTTTGCAAAGAAGACTCAAAGTAAGAGAAGTACACAGAGTCAGCAGCAATCAAATCAGGAAGTTCGCCAGCTTGAGCTTGGCAACGAGTCCAAAGAGTATTGAAAGCAGATTGAATAGTTGAAGAAGACGCAGTTACAGATTCAACTGAGAAGTCATACAACTTGTTTTGCCATACTGAGTAGTTAGCGCGGTTGATAGCACCAACGGTTCCTGAAGTAGGAGCGTCAGCGATCAAAAGTTGCAAACCACCAATTTCTTTACCGCCAGAGCCAGTACCGTCAGCATAAATCTGAGATCCTAGGTAGTTTTTTAAAGATTCGATTAAGACTTTTTTCTTAGCTTCAGCAAGGTTAATGAAAGCTTCTTTGCCGCTGTTTTGCTTCATTTCAAGATCAGTCATGGTCATAGTACCAGTGATGATTTTTTGAGCGAAGGTAGCAGTTGAAAGAACGTCTTGAGGAGTTGTGTTAAAGGTATCGTATTCACCTTGTGATTGAACCGTTCCATTAGAAGCGTAAGAAATCTTTTCTTGGAAAGTTGCACCGCCAGAGGCTTTAATGATATTACCTTTAGGTTGTAGACGGTTTAACAACGGGTGGTTGTTAAGGATGTTACTGATGATCTCTGGTTTGTAGTTTTCTAGAGTAGTTGTCAGCAATTGTGACACGTTTGGATTTACCATTTTAATTGTCTATTTAATTGTTTAAATAAAGACATTAAGTTTACAAACTACCCGAAGCCCATTTATCAAAAATATTAGACAAAGCGTCCCTAGATGAAGCTGGTTTAACATTAACAGAAGAAGAACGGCTTGAGTACTTGTTAAGCTTCTTAGCTTTCTCAATCTCCGCAGCTCTCTTCGCCTTTGCTTTGTTTAAAAGCTCCGCATCTCTTTCAGCCGCCAAGTCATCATCGAGCAATAAAGCTTTCTGATAGGCTTTTTCCATAGTAATATAGGGATCAAAAATAGGACTTTCTTCATTGAAGAAGTGCGCCATATTTTGTGCAACTTTGTTGAAATGTGGATATTTTAAATCTCCCTCTTCATTAGTGGCACTTTTAAATTCTTCAATTTGCCGTGCCGTTTCTGCTTTTTGTCTTTGTAATTCTGATTGTTCTCTTTGGTTTAATTTGCGCTCAATATCTTCTACCTTTCTGTCTCTGGCTTTCTCTTCAGGGGTGCGATAATCGTAATCGTCCTCGTTCTGAACAGGGGCATCGATGAGACTGCCTAAGTCAATCTTAGTGACTTTGGCGATGTGCTTTAGAGCTGCAATCGGGTCGCGATCAATAAATTGGATCAACTCCCTTGATGTGCTAGACTCTTTTTTAAGATTTCCGAGTTCAAGACTAAGTCTGTCTTCTCTGGCACGGACAATCTTCCCTGCATCCAAAATCTTAGTTTGTAACTCTTTATCTTGTACCGATTTGACGAGATCTTTAAACTCTTTAGGCTGGCCGCTAAGCTTCCTATTCAGTTCCTTATCCTCCTCAACTTCAGAATTCTGCTTTTCATCTTCAGGCTCTTCTTCAGCCTGCTCTTCTTCTAATTCGCCCTCAAACTCTTCAAGCATAGGATTCGGAACCACGGCCTTTTTCGGCTCGACTATTTCTTTTGGCTCCTCTTTTACTTCCACAGTTTCTACTGGGAAAAATTCGTTTAACTTTTCAGACAAAACTTCGTTTGAACTTTTTTCTTGAGTCATAATGTAAATAAACTATTAGTAGTATGTTCTGCTATGATTTAGCAGAACATTTAGGTGTCAAGCTTTTATTAGTAATCTTTTATGTGGCAACCAGATTGTTTGATTCCTTCCATATAAGATCTTTTTGAGTAATGCATTTTATTATCGGCATGGCTAAAAATGCCACCATACTTATTGATGTAGCCGCCAACCGTTAAATCCTCTTTTCCTTCCTTACGAGTAGGCGTCACTGAGTCAACATTAGCCCACTCGTACTTTCCTTGCATATTCTTAACTAATTTTAAAACAGACATGATTAGATGTTAGTTGGTTGGTTAGCTTGACGGATAGTATCATTTAAAACTTCAGTACGAGCTTTGACAATCATATCAAGACGCTTTGCATCCCTGTCGGCCTGACGATTCACATCTTCAAACTCGATATTGTCTTGGTGTTTTTCCATCTCGAAGAGTTGAGTTGCTTTCGCAATATCAATTTCTTGCTGTTTCAAGCTAGCGTCAGATTGCATTTTCTGCGCTTCTAATTGAAGTTTTTGTTGTTCTAGCTGGATTTGAGCTTGAGCAAGCATTTCCTCAGCAGAAGGTTGTTTTTCTTCTGGTTGTTGGTCTTTAGTACTTAAAGCTTCTTCTACATTACGTCCGACTTTAAATGGCTTGCTAATGAACATCAGAAATTGTTGGAAAGCTTCGGGCGTGATAATTTGGCTTTGCACTAGAGGAAAGAAGGCAGAAGAGAAATTGCTAATTGCCGTAATATACTCAATGCGGTCTTGCTTCTCTTGTTGCTGATCAACTCTAATTGTCGAATCAGTCTCAACATCAATTGAAAAGGTTCTCATCTTATCGTTTTTAATAAGCGCGTCAATCTCTTGTAACTGCTCAGGAGTTGCAGCATAACCTTTTAAAGCTTCCAAAGGGGCTTTCATTGTTTCTTTGAAGCCTTTTTCTGCTTGTTGTTTAAGCATGTCTAATTTCTGAGGAGCTTCAGGATCTTGAGGATCTAATTGCTTCTGAGCTTCAGCCATCAATAGCATTAAACGGTCTTTTGCTTGTGCTGCTATTGTGTTAATATCAACAACTTGCAATCCAGTCATAGTGACAAGCTCTTCGGTGCTGTAATTCTCAACAGTTAGCTCAGTCAAAAGACGGATCAAATCACGCGCCCAGAACTCAACTTCTTTTTGAAGTGGTTGAATGCGTGAGATTGCAAAGTTTCCTTTTAGTTGTTGAGCAGTGGCAGTTTCAGAAGCCATTGAAACACCGCGCACAATGTCAGAAATACCAGTGATGTCCCTGATTGCGTTAATGATTTCAATTTTATGCTGTTGCAACTCTCTAATTGCTAAGATAATTTCTTGGAGAGGCTTAAATAACACCATGTCAGAGGCCTTTTGTAATCCGCCAGTTCCTTTAAGTGGGGTGAAAGTGCCGTCTTCGCCATTAAATAAGGCCTCAATATCAGAACCTTCAGCAACAGAGTTGTAAATCCCAGTTGCTTTGCATTGTTGAATTAGCGATTTAATTCTTGCATCAACTTGGTTTAGTTCCTCAGCTTGTGACTTGTAGTATCTGTAAAGAGGAATTGGCATCAAAGAACAAGGATCTGATTTAGACCCAAGAGGCGCGGGCATTGGGAAGAAGTTGCGTAAGTTGTACGGATCTTTTTCTTTACTCAAAAGAACGCCATCGCCACCAAGAGTTGCGAAGATTACCTCACCAGATTATTTATCCCAGATTTCCCAAACTTCAGCCATTTTAAACAGCTCATTTTCGCTTGGCTTATCAATAGAATCTAAGCGGGTTTTGTTTAAAGAGACTGCTTTGCCTTTGGCTCCAAAATCTTCAACTAATTCATCACGGCTTTTGTAATGACGGAAAGCAATCCATCTTACTTTAGACCATTCTTTCTCGGTTGACATTCTGAAGTCTTCCCACGGCCAGTATTCAATGCGGCATTTCTTCTCAGAAGAATCAAACTCTTCTGTCCCGTCTTCCATTTCAATCACTTCTTCTGGATCGTAGCAAACACGAGCAACGCCGCGTCCACCAACTAAATAATCATCCCGACACTAGCAAATTACAT